GGCCGTCGTCCCCTCGGCCAAGGTTGCCAATTTCCGCAGGACTAGCATGACCATCGAAGAGCAACTCGTCCAGGCCGCCGCCTCGCTTGCGGGCCTTACCGCTGAACGCGACGACCTCCGCACCACCGTCGAGAAGATGACCGTCGGCGCCTCCGCCGAACTGGAGTCCCTCAAGGTCGAGGCCGCCGCGTCGTCCTCCAAGGTTGCCGAACTGACCGCCGCCCTCGAAGCCTCCGCGAAGGAAGCCTCCGAGCTGAAGGCCAAGGTCGCCGAACTCGAAGGCTCGAAGGCCACCGCCTCGAAGGAAGCCGCGAAGATCGTCGCCTCCTTCGGCACCGAGCCCGTCGAACTTCCGAAGGGCGACTCCCCGGTCAAGATGAGCAACGCCGACATCAAGGCCGCTTATCTCGCTCTCCCTCCTGGTCAGGCCCGCATCGCGTTCTTCAACGCGCACAAGGCCGCTCTCATTTCCCTCTAACCCTCACTCCCTAACACACTACTATGGCTACCGTCCTACCTACCGCTCCGGCTATCCTGTCTGACTACATCGTCCAGACCGTCGCCGGCAAGCTGCCCATCCTCAACAACATCTCCGTCAACCTCTCGGCCTCTGTCGGCCGCGCGGGCAAAACCGTTTTCGTCCCGATCATGGGTTCGGGCACGGCCTCGGAATTCAACAAGGCCACCAACACCCTCGCGGATGTTGACGGCGCCACGATGACCAACTCCTCGGTCACCCTCAAGCACTTCAAGTACGTCGACGAGTTCAGCCCCCTGGACATCCAGGAGTTCGGCATGCAGTACCTCATCAACGCTTACGCGAAGACCGCCGCTCAGGCCATCGTCGACAAGTGCTGGGAAGAAATCGGCGCCGTCTTTACGACCGCCAACTTCGCCACTGAAGAAATCGTTACCGTCAATGACTTCGGCTATGACGACGTGGTGAACGCTCAGTTCCTCCTCGACACCGCCAAGGCTGGCCAGCCCCGCTCCTTCCTCGTCGGCAACGGCTACCTGAAGGCCCTCCGCAACTCGGCCTCCCTCGTCAGCTCCCTCAACCCGAGCGCCAACACCGTTGTCACCACCGGCAACGTCGGTCAGGTCGCCGGCATGGACATCTACCAGTGGAACCAGATCCCGAACGTCGAGAATCTCGCGGGCGTGGCCATGGGCCCGGATTCCCTGCTCGTCGCGACTGGGGTGCCGATGGCTGAAATCGCCGGCTTCAACGCCAGCGTCGCCACGGCTGAGTCGGGTCTCTCCGTCCAGGTTCTCGTCGGTCAGGCTGAAACGGGCAACATCCGTTGCATCGCTCAGATCCTCATCGGCGCGAACAAGGGCCGCGGCACCTCGGCCGTCCGCTACGTCACCGCTGCCTAAGCGGCCTGACATCGAAAACGGGGGCTCCGCAAGGGGCCCCTTTTTTGTGCCTGTTTGCCAATGGCCGCAGGGTTATGAGTTTATACTCTGAGTTCCTGCCCGACGCGAAGGAGATGGTCGCCGATTTTGCCGTGGCCGGTTCGGCCAACTCGGGAGCGATTACATTCGCTTGCCTTATCTCCGACCCCGCCGTGCAGACCGTGCTCGAAGCAGGGGGGTATATGGAGCGAACCCAGTACACCGTCCGCCTCCCCGCCGCAACGGCCTCCTGGAGCCTCCCAGACGGCTCTACGGGGGCATCCACGGCCATCATCGTCGGCGGCGTGCCCATCGCTTCCCTCGCCCAGGGCAAGAAGATCGTGGCCGGCGGGAAGAACGTCCGCATCACGACCCAGACCTATAAGCCCGGGTCGGCGTGGGTCACCCTCGTCGTCATCGACGACAACCAGTAACCCATGGTCAAGGTCAAGATTGACCCTAAGTCCATGGCGGATTTCGTGGAGGCCTGCCGCCAGTTCGCGGCCGGCACGAAGATTGCCATGCGCGACGCCGTGCTCGAGCAGGCCATGCTTGCCTGTCAGGACGCGGCCATCTTTACGCCCCCTATCCTAAAGAACGGCGGAGGCGGCCTTACCCCTGCGGCCAAGAAAATCGGGGAAGGAGCCGTGGCCGGAGACATCTCGAAGATCTTCGTCGCGGCAAACGACCATTCGGCGAAGTCCGCCACTGGAGCGATTACCAATCAAATTGCCTTCGCGGTCAAGAGTGACGACTTCGGCGCCTTCAATCAGATCATGAACAACGGCAACGTCGGCTCGATGTTCAGCTCGAAGAGTATCCTCGCGAAGATTGCTCAAGACGCTGACCGTGCCCGTGCCTTTCAGAAGGCCAAGAACTTCCTGAACCGTGCGACCCCTATCCGTTCCGACTATGGGACGCAGGGCTACGTCTCGAACATCCGGCAAATCCATGACCAGGTCAAAAGCCGCTTCGGAGGTCGTCTGAAGAAAGGTCAGAAGGCCGTCGCCGCAAAGCTGCTAGTACAGGACAAGGACACCCTGAAGGAATACATTGAGCGCCGTCAGCGTCTTGTCGGCGTGGTAAAGTCTGGATGGGCATCCCTGCTGCGAGGCCTTCCGAAGCCTAAGGACATGAACGGCCAGCAGGGCGAGCCCGGGGCCGAGCTTCGTAAGGCGACTTGGGTCAACGGACATTCCTCCGTCCCAGGCAAAATCACATCCAACTTCACCGACAAAGTCTGCGAGGTCAGCATCAATAACCCGATCGGGAACATCAACGGCATCGCCGATGAGGCTGGGACGCTCGGCCTGGTCTACGGCAACCGCGTCAAGCAGATGCCTAAAATGGTTCGCTACCGAATGAAGAAGCCCGTAAACAAGTTTAACAAAAAATAACAATGGGAACTAAATCCATGCGCCACATCGTCGAGGCCGTCGTCTCGACCTATCTCTCCGCCCAGTCTGGCCTTGCCGGCGTCGCACTCCTGACGGGTGACAGCGCCGCGACGCAGACCCTGCCTAAGGCGGTCGTCATCTGCGACTCGGCATCGGCTCCTGCCGACCTCCCAGAAGGCCTTGGCAACTACTCCTGCTCCGTCCGTATCACGCTTTTCTCGAACGCTGACGACACGACTCTGGCCGTCCACCGCGAGCGCTGCGCCGCCGTCGCCGGCAACATGCGAGACCTTGCCAGCATTCAGGCGGCCTTCGTGGCTACGGGCGACGCGACCTGTTACGACGTGACCATGCGATCCGAAGACGAGGGCATCGACGAGCGCTCCTGGGCGACGGCCTTCTCCTTCGACATCCTGACCGTCCTGCCTCCCGCCGTATGAGGTTGCCAATTAGGGCAGGAGTAAGATGAGCGAAGTAAACGAAGGCGTCGTGTGTTTGTATGGCATTGGCCTCGGCCAAGTGGCCTCGCTTTATGTGCAAGGGTACTCCGTCAGCTCCGGCTTCAACAACACCGGCATGGTGGTCGACGAGCAGGGCGTGACCCGCACGGCCCGTTACGACGACCGCCGCTCCGAGATCACCGTCGACGGCGTGGCCAAGGCCACCAGCGTCCCGCAGCTCGGCGCCTCTTTCTCCTTCACCGCTAAGACCGCGTCGGCTTACCCGGGCGGCTCCGCTTCGGTCAGCTTCACCGGCGTGGTGACAAAAGTAGATGACCGCGGTTCCTCGAAAGGCTTCGTGACTGTCTCTGTCACTGCTGAGTCCTTCGAGGGCATCTCGACCTATTAATTGACACCCCCGCAAGGGGCGTAGGCTAGAGGGAGTGGATAGTCGCTTCCTGAATGCCTTCATCGACCCGGCACCTTTTCGGCTGCTGGGTCGAACTCTTTACCCGTGGTGCCTGAAGTATCGTCTCAGGCTGCACGCGTTCAAGTCGCCGCTGGTCGACGGGCACAGGGCAATCACTCCGGCCGACCTCATTTTCGCTTGCCAGGTATGCGCCGAAGAGCCTCTTGGAGAGATCGGCGTCCTCGACCGCCTACGGATGATGCGCCTGATGGCCAACCCTGCGAAGTTCGAGATGCTGCTCAACGCCTTCGCCGGCTACATCCTGGTCGAAGACTGGCCGAAGTTCTGGGAGCAGTCCAAGGCCAAGTCAGGCGGAGGGACTAAAGGCGTCCCCTGGATACTGAGTACGGTCGCGGTACTCATAAAAAGCGGCATCGAGGAGAAGCGGGCGTGGGAGATGCCTGAATGCCAGGCCGTATGGTATTCCGCGGCGTTCGCTATGCACAACGGGGCCGACGTCGCAATCATGACGCCCGAGGAGGAGGCCTTCATCGAG